GGTCAATGTTTGCCTCAACAGATAGACACTCATTCAAACCAGACCTGATTGTCTCTTTATATTGCTCATCGTCGTCCAGTCGAACGTGACGAAACTCCACACCAGCGGCATCGACAGCCATTCGGACATAGATCGCAGTCAAGAGAGTCTTATCGTTGACGTGTCGCATTCGATTGGTATCGGGTCGGCCCATAGAAGGTCCGTACCAAGGAGAAACGTTTGAGGAATTCCGTAGAGACGTGGACTGTCTGTCTGCTACGAAAGCATTCCAAGCATGTCGAAGCTGCTTTCCGATTCGTTCTCGTGCCATGAGTCACCTCCTTCCTGTGTCATTCGAACATCTCCTTGTTGAGTTTCCAAGCAACGAGAGCATCAAGAAGAGCAGAGACGTTGTCAATCTTCTCCTCGCGCTTCTTCTTATGTAGCTTTCGATTGAAATTGGTGTCTTCCTCAACAACGGCGTGACTCATGCAGAACTGCATGAGTAGCTCATCGAACAAGAGGAGACGTTCTTCTGCCAGGTTCTTGATTTCCCCAAGAGGTACTGATTCGGTTCTAGCACCCTGACGAACTTTCTCGATGCCGAAAGGTCCATTCATCTGAGCCCAACGAGTAGCGAAAGCATCCGCACCGTATACGTCGTAGCCTAGAGTCACTACTGTGTAGTCACACTCTTGGATGTGCTTATCGAGATCGTCAAATATCTCACCGTCGATGTCCAAGATGGTTCCAGACATGACGTGAAGACTACCTTCAGCTACAAACTCGTCATACTTCTGACGCATTGCACCAGAAAGTTTTGCCATTGTTCGCTCAGTGATATAGCTGCGAACCTTTACACCAAATTTTCCGTTAGGAAGCGGAAATAGGAAAGTGAAAGCACAGAAGTCATCACCCTGTGACAGGTCGGCACCAAGCGAGCACGGCAACCCCCAGAACTTACGTGGGCGATGGGGTAATGTGTCGTTATATGTGAAGTAGTAGGTAAGTCCAGCACGCGGAATTCCGAAACGTTTTGCAAGGATCTCGTTTCGAGTAGATGGGGCTTTCTCGGCTCGCTCCACTGCCTTGTGGTAAGTGGAATATGAAACAGTCTTACCGAGGTTGGGCTGAGCCTTAAGCCACATGTCAGGATTCTTGACTTCTTCAAGGCTGTCCAACTTGTAGTGCCAGATCGAAACATCTGGAGCAACATAGTCACCTTTCAAAATATCCTGCAGTGTCATCTTGATCGTGTCACCGGGTCCGTTTCGAACAGTTCCCTCTGAACTGACGGCCACGATCAACCAATCATCAACCTTAGACGCGCCTTGCTCGATCGCCTCGATAACATCCTCTCGAATGTCACCAGAAAGCCACTCATCTACGGTGTTGTACTTGGATCGAAGTCCTTGGAGCTTGTCGATGCTCATTGGTCGCACTTCTAGGAGCGAACCCGTGAGGAAGTTCTCCACACCCTTCTTCGTCGGCACGAGTTTCTGTCGAAGAGCTCGGTTACCGGTAGTGTTCTGGAGTGATCCTTCCGTCAAGAATTTGAAGAGTGGTCCGCGCGCGCGCAAGATGGACGTGCGAATCGGACCGATGATCTCTTCTGCCTGCTTCATTGTGGGGGCAGTTGTGATCTGGTGGGTTGTATGGGTGTCAATGTTCAACCCATAGCTCTGAATGCAAGACTCATACAAGGACTTTGCAGCTCCACGAGCCACAATCAAGTACTGCTTGTTCACAAGTCGACGCTTCACTCGCTTCCTGATCCAGTGCGTTCCTCGTCCGTCAGCGTTTGGAACGTTGTCGTCGATCTCCTCAAAGTAGTACCAGCCGAAAATGGACTCCGCCCAAAGTTTGAATGTATCCAAAAGTTCAAGAGGCTCACCGTTAGTAAGCGTGAGCTCTCCTTCGCAGTAATTGAAGAAATGTTGCACTGTCTCTTCATCATAGTAGACGCGAGGGCTGGCGATGAGTGCTTCAATTCGATCCATCTCCATGAGAATCTCTCGACAAACTGGAATGTGTCCATCTAAGACGTTCTCTCGAAACTCGCCGTAAATAACAGGAGTTGCCCGATTAGACAAACTCATCGCCAACCCTCCTTTCGTCTATCCGTTGCCCTTCTTCTTGGGCTTGAGACGAACACCCGTCTCGGTCAAGATGTCAGCAACATCCTTCGCCCTACCGCCCTTCTTTCCGATCTGAATACCTGCCTGCTGAAGTGCCTTTTCAACAGCAATGTCGATCGCCTTGTCTGTGACACGAGTGAATTGTCGCTTGCCTTGCGTTGCCAGGAACCTCTGGATGAAGGGCTTCGATCGCTGAGCTTCTTGAGAAGACAGTGCTCGATTGAACTCTTGTTGCCTCTGAATTCTCGTAGAGAAGTCCTGAAGATCCTTGTTAGACAACGCCGAGACACCACCAGAGCCAAGCTTTTTGGTGATTCGATCGACATGAATCTGATCCGCCGAAGCAGTGCGAGACACGAGGCCCGTCTTGGGGTCTACTCGACGACGAACACCCCACTTCATTCCCTTGACACCGGCTTGCTCTGCGTCATCTTCGCTGGACTCAATGACTTGCATCATTTCGCTGTGCTTCAACGATTCAGGAGCATCTTCTTCAAGGGTTGAGTAAAGCGCCTTAAGCTTCTTCTTGGCTGAAGCCAAAAGTTCAGGAGAAGCCTTGATTCCTCCTCGCGCGCCCGCGAGCGCGCCTGCGGCCGCGTGAACAGCATTTCGATTCAGTGTTCCGTCTGGTTCGCGAACAGGAAGACTTCCTCGTTGTTTCGCTGTGCCTGAATTGAGGCCCCGATCGATCAGACAAGCACGAAGCCATTGAGCGTCATCGTAATCGCTTTCCTTGAAATTCGACCAAGGTTTGTTCGACACGTCAGCATGCTCAATGGCTTCGCCGTATTCCTCGAGAAACTCAAGAACAGCATGAGCCATATCGCTTTCGGGTCCATCCAGAAGTCGATCAAACTTGAACTCAATTCGTTCGTCGTTCCACCAGATAGCCAATCGATCGAATCTGATTCGGTAGAGCTGGGCCGCGAGCGTTCGAAGAATTGCTTCTTCGGTGTAGTCCGGATACCCCAGCGTCACGTGCGGTGTGAACGACGGGAACTGTTGAGCATTATCCAAATATCTGTTCACAGCGGGATTCATCATGAACAGATTTCGAATCTGACTTAGACACTCATCAGAAAGCTTCGCTACAAGAGCAGGTGGTACATCATTCCCCAGCCTAGCAATCTCACGAAGCCTTTCCGTAAACGGGAAGAGCATATTGCACGCCATCTTCACCGACTCAACCAAAGTGTTTTTTGCATCGTCAGGCAGCGTGCTTGTCTCTCCGAAGAACAAGAGTGTTGCATGCTTCTCTTCATCTCCAACAAGACGGATGTTTTCCAACGGTGCAGGAATCGCCATGATCGCTGCGGTTGTGTTTGCCATGAATACCTCCTTTCGAGGAGCAAAGCGTTAAGAGTTAACGAACCGCGTTCTCTATGTTCTAGTTGAGAACAATACCCCACCCAGCACTACCTATCGATGGAGGAGCATCAGCAGCAAATGGATCCTCGGAGAACTCAATCCACGGACGGCCATCTGTAGTAAGCCCCGAAGTAAGTTCAAAATCCACTCCAACCGGAGGGGTTCCACTGGTAGGATCTCCAGGACGGATAAAACCTGTTCGGTTATTGGTATTAGTGTTCCAGGATCTATAACCCAACTCGATCACGAGACGATCTCCAGAAAAAGAATCGACTGGCGTTAGCTCCACATCGGTCAGAATTCTAGTTTGAGAGGTTGTAGCAAACTCGTCTGGTGGATTCCCCGCCGATGGAGCAGTTGGAGCACAACTAGACAAGAGATCTCCTCGATGGATTGTACCATCGTTAGAATAAACAGCTATTCTCATCTGAAGAGTATAGTTAGCATCTGCATTATTCTCTTGAGTGATCATAACGAAATCAACAGCGCCACTTATAGTCTTATCTTCAAGAACGGTGTCGACGGAAATCCACTGACGAATCAGAACATCCCAGTTAAGAGTAGCAACATTTTCAGCCGAACCCAAACCGCCCATTCCGGAGCCACCAGGTACTGATCTTAAGGTATATCTCAGTGCATCTGACGTTTTGTCCCACAACGAACCGAAAGCAGGAGCAACCCCGTCCGGAGAGCTGCCACTAGAAGGAAAATACAATCTCTTAGCGGGCATTAAGCAACCTCGATCCGAACTGTAAGATCTTCACCGACAACGGTTGACCCAACTTCATCAACGGCACGGTAATCGACATTCCTTCGGGTGGAACGAAAACTTCCTGGACCATAAAGGGTTTCTCCTATCAAATCAATTCTTGGACGATTGTTGCGGTAGTTCCAGGAGTAGTCGAACCCACCGAAACAACCTCAACCGTCAGTTTGTCACCCTTAGCCATAGAAGTAACATCAGGATCTCCACTTTCATCATCTGTTGAACCATCGGCAACGCTTGCTCGGTTGCCTGATGTGGTATAGATAGTGGTCCCGTTCTTGCGAATATCAAACACCGCTGCAGAACCAGTTGGACCATCACCCATGGCCACGAACGTGCGACCTAGCGTGCATGCGCGCGGAGCAACCCAAGGACGATCATCGAAATGAACTACTTCAAGATCTCCAATGATTTGGAAAGTTGCAGCACCAACACCAGCAGCTCCATCATCACCGTCAGCGCCAGGGTCTCCGGTTGCCCCCTTGATATTAGCAATGATTGTCCACGTACCGGCGATGTTCTGGTACACATCGGAGGTAGTTGTACGCAGGTGGAAATCACCGTTTTGTCCACCGGTCGGGACATCGGTTCCTTGAGTCCACGTAGGAACGTGAATGGTGCCAATCTGTGGCATTAGTTTTCTACCTCCTTCGTATTTGTCATTCTATCACTCATTAGGCTGTAGTGCTCGGAATCAATTTGGCCCATACTCTCAATGGCTGAATGCTGTTTGCTCTAACCGTTCGAGAATTAGTCGTGGACGGTCGAATTCTCAGACGAAGAGTTACACTGCCACTAACAATGTCACCAGCTTGCAAAGTGTAGAAAGCGGAACCACTAACTGCATTGGAGAAACCAGACTGGCTGTACCAACCCGGCAAACCCGTTTCGGTTACTTCACCAGCAGTACCAAAGTAATTAACTGGTGAACCAGATACAATTGTACAAACGTCAAAGGACAGTGAGTTACTCGCGCTGTCGGTAAAGAAGTTGGGATCGAATTCGACAATATCGCCAGCGCGAACCTCTGTTAGCGTTAAGTCAAGACCAGTGTCTACATTCTGCCAACCAGTAGTGTTAAATGTCAAGTCAGCAGAAACCCTAACAGCGCCCGTGACCTTTGTCCTTCTAGGAGTAATGGACGCCACCCCAGAAACGGCAGCGACAATCCAGTTGTCTGAACCTACACATTCAAACGTTCCGCCAGCATTCTGAGAAACAATGGTTGCGTTTGCGTCACCGTCAATCGTACCAGAGCCAGAAGCTACAACAGTTACGACATTAGCGGAAGAGTCGGTCTTGCGTACCGCCACGAATGTGCCCGCGTCTGCCCCAGACGGTAGTGTTACTGTGAATCCACCAGCAGTGGCATCCGCTTGAACTAAATCTCCAACGAGCGCGGTATAGGTCGTTGTCTTAGACTGAATAGTCGACGGTAGCCCGCTCGGTCCTGCTGGACCGGAATCACCAGTGTCTCCGGTAGCTCCGTCCTCGCCGGCAGGCCCTTCAAGACCAGCAGCACCGGCGTCTCCCTTTTCGACCATGAGGTCCCATTGGACACCAACTCCAGGCTCAGAGCCCGACGCACCAATTTCCTCAACTTTAATGTCGTCAATGTCAAAGATTCCAGTTGATGCATCAGCACCAAACCAGATGAACAGCCACGCAGCTCCCGAAGGAGGAGTAATGGTATCCTCGAAAGTGGTGAAGGTTGGATCCCCAATTTCAAACGGCAAGTCGTCCTGCCGAATGACGGTAGAAAGAGCTGCATCAACCCAACGAAGAGTGATGTACAAAGGCGACGGCATGGTGTCCGACACCTTCTGAGTACGAACACTGATTTTGTGGTCATGCGCATCATCGACAGCGCAATTGGCCGCTGCGTGCTGAACTGACCAGAAATCGCCAGTCACAGTTACTCTGAGAGCCCCTGTTCCAGAATTGGCTACCGTGGCGTCAATGGCTCCGACAAATCCTTCTTCTCCAGAGTCAAAGGTGTGGTGAACTAACGTTGAAACGTTAGACGCTACATGGTCTTCGACACATATGTACGCACTGCCTTCGTGCTTGACAATGTCATCGATCAAATAGTCCTCAGTGTCGAGCCATTCATCGCGCCAGATGAGACTATTGCCATCGGTTCCGTCAACACCGTCAGATCCGGCAGGGCCTTGTGGACCTTCATCGCCTTGTGGGCCTTCAGGTCCTACCGGACCAGTATCTCCAGTAGCTCCAGTAGCTCCCGTCGAGCCAGTAGCACCAGCTGGGCCTTCTGGACCCTCAGGACCTGGTTCTCCTTGTGGACCTGGATCTCCATCAGCCCCAGGAGCGCCAACCGCTCCATCTTCTCCAGCTGGGCCAATCGGTCCCGTATCTCCGGTGGGACCGGTAGGACCGGTAGGTCCCGTAGGACCGGTGGGCCCTTCTGCCCCCGTGGGGCCGGTGTCTCCAGCATCACCTTGGTCTCCCTGAGGTCCGGCCGGACCTTGCGGGCCACGGCCTGTATCGATCGTAAGATGCGTCGGAGGTGGAATCTGAATGGTGGCGTGTGTCCCATCCCGAACAACAAGAGTCATCTCACTCATCGCGCGTCACCTGTCCTGCCGGCTGTGCCGGACCATACATGATCGTCTCTGGATCGCCAGACGGATCTGTGAGCTGAAGATCCCACCGACCCGCCCGTAAGCCCTCAAGCTTCGTTGACTCCGTCGGAGTCAAATATGCCGCAATCTCGCCTGTTTCATTAAGCTCATTGAATTCGAATACAGCAAGCACAGGATCTGCCAACTTGGTTGACTTGCGAATCTGAGCTGCGACGGTCCATCCCGTGAGATCTCTGGGGATCATGTCGGGTTCGTTCGGAGGGTCTGCCTCGGGGTCGGGATCAACCCAGTCCGGGTCCGGATCCTCAATTGTTAGCCAGAATCGAAGAGCATCCCCGACAACCCATTCGAGGAGAGTTTCGTCTGCTGGGATCTGAGAGATTGCTAGTTCAGTCATCAGCCGGCCTCCTCTGCGTCAATGTCATCTTGGGCGAGCTTCAGTCGGTAGAGCTGCTCCTCCAACTGCTTCTCCATCATGCTGATGGCGAACGAACTGCCCGGGGGATCGAAGAACAGTCGCACACGAAGACCGACGAAAGTCTTGACCTGGTTGAGCCGAGGCTCTTCCTCAATGAAATCGTCCCAGAGGTCGTTCTTGTCGAAGATTTGGAAGCCTTGCGATGGACCAATGCCGATTTGGTTAAGATCGGACAGCGCGCTGTTGATCCACAGGATGAAATCGTCGTCGAAAGCCGTGTAGTCGGCCGCAACGTTGTTCAGCTTCGTAGTGCTGAGCAAAATGCTGTCCGTTACCGTGGACATGGTCACACCTCCTTAGGACTGCTTGGTCGTGGTCTTCTTCGTAGCGGCCTTCTTGGTCGCGGTCTTCTTGGTCACGGTCTTCTTCACACCGACATTGTGTTGCTTCGTCGGAACACCCTCAGCCCGAAGCTGAGACGCTCGGGCCTTGTAACCCTTCTTCACAGCATCCTCGAGATGCGCAGTCTTGTCGATTGTGTACGACATAGTTCACCTCCTCGATTTCACTTCTCATTTTGACATCTAACGATTAGATCTCACTACCACTAGTGTTCGCCGAACAAATCCTGAACTCTTCGGCCCCTTTAGAAACGTCCAGTGAAAGAGCACAATTTCCCGAATCGTTCGAATCGTCAAACTAAGAGACATAACCCAATCAACCGTTGTTGAAACAGTCATATCGGGTTCTCTTCCTTAAGGCATTTGATTGTCATCAGGATTATCAACCCCGGTAACACTCTTATTCTCCTTGAGCCAAGTCATGATGCGTTCCTTAGCTGCACGAAGCTCTTTCTTGGTTGCATCATCAGCCGTGGTGTTAATCAGAGTTGTGATGAGATCCACCATCTGACCTTGCTGAGTCACCATCTCAGTGAAACGACGCTTGTCTCGATCGAACTCGGCTTGATCTCTCTTTAGCTCGCCAGCCACGAACGCGTCGAGTCTGTCACCAATGCGAAAAAGTTCTGCCCTCTCGGCAGCATCCATGTCTTCCTCCAAGTACACATAATCGTGAATCGGGCTTGGTCTGTATGGTTGCCAATCGCCACTTGTTCCGGAAACACCGTCGCCTCCGGCTTTGTACGTAGCTACTTGTTGAATGGCTACCGAATCCATTAGACCAGGAATGTCGTCGCCGATCGTACAATCATGGAAGTGTGGATCAAACCCCTGCCACGTTGTTCGTTCATGACATGTACCCATCAAATTTCGACCCACAATCATTACACGATGCGCCTGCTGATTGTTGAGATTCCAACGGCGATAATCAGCAACACCCAAAAGTCTGTGAGTACTGCCAGAATCTGGTGCGCCCGAACGACCACCCTGCACGACTACAAGTCTGCCTCCGATGATCGGATCCGCGTTTATGCGATCGATTCGCTGCCAATGTTGTCTGGTCAGAACATAACCATCACGCCAAACTTCGTCATGTTTGTTCATGGTCTTCTATTCGCCATCCTCCCTTACCACAAAGTGGTATCGCCAGGCCTACGTTCAATGAGTCCCCGGGGAAGTTGGGACTCATCACCATAATGAATGGCATTGTGTGTTCTCAGAGAACACGAAATCAAGTACTCCATGTCGCGGTTCTTTGGGTCGTCTTGATCAAAGTCCGCAGCCATCATTGGGTTCATGTGATGAACAATGATTCCTTCATGGAGATCGTACCCCTCAACCCCCAAGTCACAGCCTTCGTCTCTAACAATCACATCGCGCCGAATTTGTTTCCATTCGTAGCTCGTGTAGAACCTCTGGTTGGCCCAACGCTCCCAACCGAACGTCTTTTCGCCCACAACACCCCGAAGAGCGAGGTAATGGTATCGCTCTTCGAGGGTTGTGAGACGACTTAGCTCTGTATACGTCCTAATCATCAGGTTCGTCCGACAGAGGAGGAGCATAGGAGCGGAAAGCTTCAAGAGCAGCCTCGATCGAAGCCTCCATTCGACTTGCCGCTTCCATCTGCTCAATTCGAGCAAGCAGAAGTCTGTTATCGTTGCGTAGACGTTCCATCTCCAGCTGTTCTCTCTCACTACCACCTTTCAGAAAATGCGTCAGCACTTGTGAAGAGGCTTTATGTTCAGTGATCAACCGTTCGGCTTCATCATACGCCAGATTCTGCAGTTGCTTTTCACGTTCCTCGGGAGAATGCGCAGGCCGGCCTCGCTTCTTCGGAGGAACCGAGGGATTGCGAGTAGCCATGACACCTCCTTAAGATTCAGTGACTATGCGTCCTTTCCGAATGCGCCGTTACGCCCCTCTTGAAGCGCACGGATGATTCGGTTAGCAGAAACCCGATCAAGAGTGATGAATGTTCCTTCAGAAACCCAATCTGTGGAGATGTCCTTCGAAGAAACACCCAGTTCTAGGTATTTTTCCTTGACCCAACTTACAGACACGTTTCTGCGTAACCAAACACCACCTTGCTGTTGGTATTTATCAGATTCAGGCGGGTAGTATTCATTCCCATCTGGCATCCTCAGAAACGCTGGGTTTTCTTCGGAATATGTGTTAATCTTGGGCATCATGCCCTCCTCATTCTTGAGGTTAACCCCATCATGGGGTATCGACTACCTTGTGTAGTCGAAAACTAGCTGATCTTGTCCCAAACACCGTTCTTTAGCCACCCATGACTGGGACAACCATCATAGCATGCTAAAGAAGGATCAAGAGTAAGAGGTTCAACTTGAAGTACCGTGTGTTTTCCACACGCAGAAATGTGCCACCGATCGAAAGACGGATGTTCGGTGCAATCCTCATCGCTTTTAGGACAAGGACAACTGTGATCGCCGTCTGCTTCGGGCAGCTTTCCACAATGTCTGCAGAGTAGAGGCGTGTGCCAATGCCAGACCCAAACATTGTCGGCTTTTCCACCCTTGACTATACCTTCTTCGAGAATGCAGTAGTAAATGTCATCGCCAGCATGTTTGATGTAACCACGCTTCCAGTCCTCCCAGGTATCAGGAGTTTCAGAACGAAGCTTGCCCATCAAATTGCCTTGCGCAATGTCATGAGAGTCCACATGTGGTCCATACCCTTGTTAACCACGGAAGGATCGATTGTTTTGAAGCTTAGAAGCTTGACGCCGAAGCCCTTGAACATCTGCCAGTCGATCTTGTAATGTCTCCATTTCATACCTAGTCGCTCAGCCAACTTGTTTGGATGAATCCAAAGTCGACCTTCGCCGAGCTGTAAATCTCCGCCGTTCAGCACGATGTCCGGCTTGAATTCATTCTGCAGCTTTCGCTGAAGAGCTTGAACTCGCCGAACAGATCTGCGATACTGAGGAAGAACTAGAGTAATCCACTTAAGAGGACCGGGTTGTGGGTGCCAACCAATGAGGAGAACTATCTGCTGATCCTCAACTCTAAAAACCATGGCCTTACCCCAACGCTCCGGAAGGTACTTGAGAATCTTCGGAATCTCGCGTCCAAGAAAGAACTCTTCCTTGTGCAGAATCTCGTGCTCTTTCTTCACCGAGAGAATCACGTCATGATTCACTACTCGACCGCGAGCGTCCTTACGCTTCGGCGGACCGATGAAATGTTCGTATCCCTTAGCCGTCTCGACCAAGTCTCCGATGTTCCAGGTCATCTCTGACCAGTCAATCACATCCGGCTCCAAGTTCGTAGCCAGTTTGATGACGTTTGGTCCGATAGACCTGGAGTGTCCGGGTGCATGCAGCCACTTTATGTCCACTTTTCCCTCCTCGGACAAAACTTCAGATACCATGTACAGACCGACCCAATACGTAATACCCCACTAGGGATTCCCATCCCAATACGTAACTAGGTCGGACCGTTTTCCCGTGTTCCCCCCGGGGAATTTTTTAGG